CCAATGGTGCGCGCATCCAGCTCTACGGCGGTGACAACGCCGACGGGATGCGCGGTATCTACCTGGACGGCGTCGTGATGGACGAGGTCGCCGACATGCGCCCCGACGTGTGGCCGCTGATCGTTCGCCCGACGCTGTCCGACCGCAGGGGATGGGCGCTGTTCATCGGCACGCCGCGCGGCATGAACGTGTTCTATGACCTCTACCGCCAGGCGCTGGCCGATCCGACCTGGTGGGCGCGCATGTACCGGGTCGATGAGACCGACCTGATCCCGCAGAGCGAGATCGACGGCCTCAAGCGCTCGATGAGCGATGACCAGTTCCGCCAGGAGTTCATGTGCGACTTCTCGGCCTCGGCCTTCAACGCCTTCCTGTCGCTGGACGCCGTGACCGACGCCTGCCGACGCACGCCCGGCTACATCGCCTCGGACCCGATGATCCTGGGCGTGGACGTGGCGCGTTTCGGCGACGACAAGACGGTCATCTGCCCACGGCGTGGGCGCGACGCACGCACCGCGCCGTGGATCATCATGCGCGGCGCGGACACCATGGCCGTAGCCGCCAAGGTGATCGAGCAGGCCGAGCTGCTGCGCGCCGATGCGGTGTTCATCGACGAGACCGGCGTAGGCGCCGGCGTGGTCGATCGCGTGCGCCAGATAGGCGTGCGTCCAGGCGTGATGCTGGTGGGCATCAACTTCGGCGGCAAAGGCGGCGAGGTCGTGCTGGAAAGCGGCGACGTGATCCGCGCGTCCAACATGGGCGCGGCGATGTGGGCCAAGCTGCGCGATCACCTGAACACCGTCAGCCTGCCAAACGACGAGGAGCTGATGGCCGAGCTGACCGCGCGTCAGTACAGCTACACGGCCGACAACGCCGTCCAGCTCGAACGCAAGGAAGAGCTGAAGAAGCGCGGCATGCCGTCGCCGGACAAGGCCGATGCGCTGGCGCTGACCTACGCCTATCCGGTGCGGCCGCGCCCTGTGATGGGCCAGATCATGCCGCCCGTCTCGACCGGCGTCCCGCAACGTGTGCTCGCCGACTACGACCTCCACGCGGACCTGAGGGGCTGAACCCGATGTGCATGACGCCCTCGATGCCAAAGATCACCAACCCGCCACAGCTTCAGCCGGCGGTCAGTCCCTATGGCTCGGGCGCCAATGCCGGCGTGATGGCCGCGCAGCAGAACAAGCAGCGCATGGGACTGGCCGCGACCATCCTGACGCCGCCCGGCGGCCCAGCCGGCGGCGCGACCACGTCCAAGACGCTGTTGGGCGGCTAGCATGGCCCAGATCGCCGACACCGACCTGCGCGAGCGCTGCGAGAAGCGGCTAGCCGGACTGAAGCGCGCCCGCACGCCGTGGGAAGGCACGTGGCGGGACATCGAGCTGTTCTTCCAGTCCCGCCGGTCCCGCTGGCTCAGCCAGGCGAGCGCGCCGGTCGATACGCTGAACACCAAGATCATGAACGGCACGGCCACGCGCTCGGCCGGCGTGCTGGCCAACGGCATGGCGTCGGGCCTGTCGTCGCCGTCCAGGCCGTGGTTCCGCATGACCACGCAGGATCCCGACCTGCGCGATTTCGAGCCGGTGAAGGACTGGCTGCGGATGTGCCAGGAGCGCGTTTACGAGCTGTTCGCCTCGACCAACTTCTACAACGCCATCGGCTCCGGCTATCGCCAACTCGGCTTGTTCGGGGTCGAGGCGGCGATCATGACGCAGCACTGGCGCGTCGGAGCCGTCACGATCCCGCTTTCCATCGGCGAGTACTGGATCGGCATCAACGAAACCCTGGACCCGGACAGCCTCTATCGCTCCTCGGCGATGACCGTCGCTCAGGTGGTGCAGAAGTTCGGCGACAAGGTCTCCCCGACCACGCGGCGGCTCTACGACCAGTCCAACTATGACGCCATGGTCCCGGTCTATCACGCCATCGAGCCCAACCCGGAGCGCATCGCCGGCCAGATCGACAAGACCAACATGCTCTTCCGCTCGATCTATTGGGAGGAAGGGTCGAGCCGCGACCTGGTGCTGGCGTTCGACGGGTTCGAGCAACAGCCGTTCTGGGCCAACCGCTGGGAGGTCGAAGGCAATAACGCCTATGGCACGTCGCCCGCCATGATGTCGCTGGGCGACGCCAAGGGCCTGCAGCTCAAGGAAATCCGGCTTCAGCAGCACGAGGACTACATCAACCGGCCGGCGCTGGTCGGGCCGCCGCAGCTCCAGGCCGCCGGCGCCAACATCACGCCCGGCGGCCTGACCTTCGCCGCCGCCATGGACATGAAGGCGTTCCAACCGGTGTGGCAGGTCACGCCGCAGGTCCAATACTTCATGCAGGACATCAACCGCCTGGAGCAGTCGATCAAGGAGCACTTCTACGTCGATCTGTTCATGGCGATTTCGCAGATGGAAGGTGTCCAGCCGCGCAATGACCAGGAGATCGCCGAGCGCGTCGGCGAGAAGATGACGCAGCTCGGCCCGGTGGTGGAACGCCAGAACAACGAGAAGCTCCGGCGGGCGGTCGATATCGCCTTCCACATCGTGCTCAAGACCGGCCAGGTCCCCGTTCCGCCGCCCGAGCTGCACGGTCAGGAGATCAAGCTCGAGTTCATCTCCGTGCTGGCGCAGATGCAGCGCGCCGCCGGGCTGAGCGCGACAGAGCGCCTGTTCCAGTTCGTGGAGACCATTGCCCCGACCTGGCAGGAGGCGGCCGACAACATCGATCCCGACGAGGCGATCCGCACCTACGCCGACGACCTCGGAGCCGAGCCCAAGATGATCCGCACGGCCCAGGACGTGGCCACGATCCGGGCGCAGCGGGCGCAGCAAGCCCAGGCCGCGCAGGCTGCGGCCAGCGCCCAGCCGGCGCTTCACGCAGCCCAGGCCACGCAGGCCCTCTCGCAGACCGACGTGGGCGGCGGCGAGTCGGCGCTTCAGCGCATGTTGAGCGCGGCATGAAGCATCGGTCAGATCACGACGATGACGGCTGGAGCCAGTTTCTCGGCTTTGGTTTCTGCCACACGCTGCGCGAGTTTCAGCCGGGGCCGGACGGCAAGTGGCCGAAGGTGAAGAAGCGGCCTCGCATCGGCTTTCACCTTCCGAAGCCGCCCAAGGGCGAGCGCAAATGAGCGACCAATCCCGCAAGCGCCTGACGACGCCGGAGATGGCCCGGCGCGTGAGGCATGCACAACTTTCACAGCTCCTCAGAGAGCAGAGCTTCCGCGACTGGGCCTTGTGGTTCTTCGGTCAAGCCGGCATTCTCACGCAGTCTGCCAGGGCCGATGTCCACGGTACTTTCTTCGCGGAAGGCCGCAGGTCTCTGGGGATCGAAGTCCTGACCGAGTTCTGCGCCGCCGATCCAACCGCCGCGCAGCTCATGTTTCCCGACGCGACCACGCTGATGCGTGTGCTCGGGACCCCGGCCAGATCGATAACCCCTGGAGATGATGATGGCAGACGAAGCAGCTACGACTCAGACGGACACCACGGCGGCGACGACGCAGGCGACTGACACCGCCGCGACCACGACGCTCGACGCGAGCGCGCTGGACGGCGGAACGCTGGTTGGCGGCGACGCCAAGACCGCTGCGACCACGGACGCCGCGACCACGGAAGCCAAGACCGATGGCGCCGAAACGCAAGCGGTCGCCGGTGCGCCAGAGGCTTACGAGCTGAAGGCCCCGGAAGGCGCGCCGATGCAGATCGACGCCGAGATGGTCAAGCTGGCCGATCCGGTGTTCCGCGAGCTCAACCTGACCAACGACCAGGCGCAGAAGCTCACCGACTTCGTCGCCAAGGACTACCTGCCCAAGGTGCTGGAGCAGGTGAAGACGCAGGGCGAGCAGGAGACGCTGAAGGCGATCCTGGACACCCGCAAGGCGTGGGTCGAGCAGACCACGGCGGACGCCGAGGTCGGGGGCAACGAGGACCAGCGCAAGGAACGCGCCGCCGTCATGGCCACGGCCATCGACAAGCTGATGGGCGATGACGCCCCGGCATTCCGGCAGTTCCTGAACGACACCGGCCTCGGCAACCACGTTCTCCTGGCCAAGCTCGCCTATCGGGCGGGCAAGATGCTGCAGGAGGGCCAGATCCACACCGGCGGCCCCGGAACACAGGTCAAGACGCCCGAGCAGAGCTTCTACGGACCCACCTTCCAACCGCCGGAGACGCAGTAACAGGCTTTCACCCTAGCCCGTCGTGAGACGCGCAGCCCATAGAAGGAACCTTTTCGATGGCAGTCATCGGAAACACCGTCGCCACCCTGATCGACATCGCCAAGACGCTCGATCCCGATGGCAAGACGGCCCAGATCGTCGAGCTGCTGCGGCAGACCAACGAGGTCATCCCCGATATGCTGTGGAAGGAGGGAAACCTCCCGACCGGCGACCGCACCACGGTTCGCACCGGCCTGCCCGGTGTCTCGTTCCGCCGGATCAACGAGGGCGTTCCGCGCTCCAAGTCCACCCTGGCGCAGATCGACGAGGGCGCGGCCTACCTGGAAGGCTTCTCGGAGATCGACCGGGC